GTATTCTTTAATGGAATATCACTGTTAAGGTCGATACTAACACTCGATCCGGCTTTTAATTTACTCACGGTGGACTGTGTATTCGAGTCACGAGTCAAAGGGATGACAACATAAAATGGCGTGCCCGCAATAGACCGGTGTTCGAGCACAAGTTCGGGGTTTGACTTTATACCATTGCTCGCAATATAGCCTTTAACAGCAGTCCCACTAATATATTGATTGTATTTGCCATCGGTCAGCGAAAAACTGGGGGCGGTGCTGCTGTTTGGAATAAAAAAACTATTGTCTGTCATCAATTTGATGTTATCTACTCTTGGGTAACTAAATTGGATTGACGTATTTGGTTCTTCTTTAAAATCTGCAAAAGTTGTTGGAGTTTGGACATTTGCTTGTTTTTTTGGTGGCATTTTTTATATAATGTTGTTATATATAAAATTTATTGAAAAAAAATGGAAAGAAAAATGTACAAAAACGGATTCAGAGTCGTGCACGACAATACAAACAAACATTCAAACATTGCGTCAATACAAGTATTTTGCGACGTGGGAAGCATCCACGAGCCCGAGGATTCGCGCGGTTCGGCACATTTTATCGAGCACATGTGTTTCAAGGGCACGGACAATTTGAAGACATCGGCGGACATTAACAAAATTTTCGTTGACCAGACCGGATCGATTCTAAATGCCTTTACGGATCGGCGCTACACTTGTTATTATGTAACCACGAACAAAGACAATTTGCAATTATGTATCAACACGGCGGCCGACATGGTTCTCAATTCTAAATTCGAAAAGAAGGAGTATTTAAAAGAAAGAGCTGTGGTAAAAGAGGAGGCGATCAAGGACGAGGAGGATTATGAGCTGCTTGCCCTAACGAATGCGGATCAGCAAATTTATGCGGGATCGCCCTATGCGAATAGCGTCGACGAGTTGAAATACCACGTGGGGAAAAACATTTTGCAGTATGAAAAAGTGCTCGAAATGTACAAAAAGTATTATATCCCATCGAACATGATTTTAAGCATTTGTAGTGCCCACAGTTTCGCCGATGTTTGCAGAATGGTAGAGAAAACAGATTTTGTGAAGGCGATGTCGCCGATCGAACCGAGACCCCAATGTAACTTGTTCTCACAACCGCAGTCGGATATTGTTTTTAAAATCGAAAAGCGCGAAACGGGTGCAACTCAGTTGTGTATTGGGTTTCGCACGTGCCCGCTATCCAGTCCCGACAAATATGCGGTCAAGCTCTTAAAGACAATTGTGGGAGATGGCGACAAGATGAATAACCGGTTGTTTACCGTGTTGCGTGAGGAAAATGGACTAACGTATAGTTCATATGCATATACTGACTTTTTCGAGCACATTGGTGACTTGAAACTGTTTGCAGAGTGTGATTCGCGCAAGTTTTTGAAGAATGGGAGTAAGCCCGGCGTGTTTCCTTTAATTATTCGATTGATTCGCGACTTGCTCGAAAAGGGCGTTGCGGACGAAGAGGTGCGTGCTGCCAAAACATTTATCGAGGCCATTCAAATAATGAAGAGCGAAGATGCGGAAGTGATTGCGAAATACAATGGCAAGAAAGAGTTGTATGGCAATTTGGCGGCGCCTACATACAAGGACAAATTCAAGCAATTGATTGCCCCCATTACACGAGGACAAATCAACGAATGTATTCGCAAATATTTGGTAAGGCATGGGATGGTGGTTTCGATCGTATCGGCAAACCCACCTTCGGAGAAAACTTTACGAAAACTTATTTCGTTCTTAATGTAAAATTTCAGACCGATCTGCGTAATCATCGATGCGGTCAAACTGTTGAGCATAGCGAACACTTTTGTATGTGTCGCTCATTAACTTGAATACAAACACAAAGAGAATGAAACAAAAGAACACGACAAAATTTTCCATTTTATTTTTGAACCTTTGTTTTATGAGCAAAAATTCATAAAACAAAACAAAAAAATGCTTTCCAATCTGATTTGCACCCATCAAGTCAAACTTGCCAAACAGGTGATCGAGAATGGCACCGCAGACATAAACGAAAAGGACAAATGCGGAAACACTGCAATCATGCACGCATCCTGTCTTGGTAACTACGAAATCGTCGAAATGTTGTTGGCAAGGGGTGCAAATGCACATGACTGCAACCGATACGGAACACGCCCTCTACACTCGGCCTGTTTTGGCGGAAATCTTAGTATCGTGATCCTCTTGATTAAACACGGCGCAGACATTACGGACAAAGATGTCTACGGGTTTAATCCCTTGATGAAGGCGACACAAGAAGGCTACACCGATATTGTACGCCACTTGTTGTTTCTTGGTGCGGACCCCAGATACAAAATCGAAATTACAAACAGTTTGTACAGTGGTTGGGGTCCTATTACCGTCGCAGCGCGACACGGATTTTTCGAAATTGTGTTGCTACTAATTACGGCAGCATGTGACATAAATTTGCAGTCGGGTGCGGGCGACACGGCCTTGATATTAGCAACCGCATGGGGTCACGAGTCTACTGTGCACTTATTGGTGTCGAGCGGAGCGGATCTAAACATCAAAAACGAGAATGGAACCACGGCTTTGATAACAGCGGCGAGAGAAAATAATTCGAGTATAATCGAAATACTTCTGCAATATGGTGCAAACGTTGATGAACAGACCAATTGGGGGCGCACGGCACTCATGTATGCGACGGATAACAATTGTATAACATCTGTGAAACAGTTGTTATTGGCGGGAGCAGATATAAATATTGAAGATGGCGCGGATAATAAGGCGATTGATTTTGTGAGTTCTCCGTCCATGAAGGAAGTATTTGAACAATGGACGCTCACTATGCCGATGATTGTGCTAAACGAACTCAAGGTTGATTGGTGTGTAGACTGCGACTTTTGGTCTGATCTGCGAGAATATGCCGGTTCGCCATAAAAATAATTGCATTTTTATTTCGCACATATAAACTAAAAAAAATATTACAGTTTTATACAACAACCCAAAAAAATGTTGGCACAACTTTTATCGAAACACAAAATCAAACTTGCCAAATGGCATATTAATTTCGGCGACATCGATATAAACGCAAAAGATGATAAAAACACAAGCGCCATTATATATGCGTCCGAGTTCGGGTATTACGAAATTGTCGAGTTGTTGCTTACAAATGGAGCGTCTGCTCTCGATACAACGGACTTTGGAACCACCCCTTTGCACAAAGCGTGCATTGATGGACATATTGACATTGCGAAATTATTGATAAAACATGGCGCAGACGTTTTGGCAAGAGATCTCGATGGATTCGATGCACTTGTAATGGCGACACGTTATGGTCACGCAGAGTTGGTGGATTATTTATTGACCATTGGAGCAGATGCCAATTATGAAATTACACATACAAATAAAATACATGGCGGATTTACTCCTCTTATGGTTGCAGTATCGACAACATATGCGAATCTCGAAATTGTAAAACTACTGATCAATGTTGACAGGGTTGACATTAATCACAAATCGGCCTCGGGATTAACAGCTTTGCAACTCGCCGTTGTGTGGAATAAAAAATCGATTGTGGAACTGTTACTGGAAAATGGCGCAGATCCGAATTTAAAAAACAAAATTGGATCAACAGCGCTTATCACGGCGGTTGTAAATTATCATCCAGATATTGTGGACTTACTTATTCAATATGGCGCGCGCGTAAACGAAAAAAACAATGTTGGACGCACGGCTTTACTTAATACGGTTGTTTATCAAAAGGATAAAGCAGCATGGATAACAGTGGTTCAGCTATTGTTGGCGGGAGCCAATCCAACTGTTGAAGATTTTGAAGGAAAATCTGCGATTCAAATTACCAAGTCTCCGGCCGTAAAGGAAGTATTTAAACAATGGACGCTTACCATGCCGATGATTGTACTAAACGAACTCAAGGTTGATTGGTGTGTAGACTGCGATTTTTGGTCAGATCTCAAAGATTATGCAGATTTATCATAAAATAATTGCATTTTTATTTCGTACATATATCTAAAAAATTACTACAGTTTTTTACAACTAGCCAAAAAAATGTTGATACATCTTTTAAAGACAAAACAAATCGAACTTGCCAAGTCATATATACAGGATAAAAGTTACGATATTTATACCAAGGATGACGAAAAATCAAGTCCCATCACATATGCATCCGAGCAGGGTTACTACGAAATCGTCGAGATGTTGCTTGCCAAAGGAGCGTCTGTTTTCGACCGCGCCGATATGCAAAGACAACCTTTGCACAAAGCATGTAGCGGCGGACACCTCGAAATTGTGAAATTATTGATAAAACATGGCGCAGACATTTTTGAAAAAGACCGTATTGATTTTGATGCACTCGTAACGGCGGTAAACCATGGTCACCTAAACGTGGTAAACTATCTTTTGTCAATCGGAGCCGATCCACATTATGAAGTTAAAAATGCCTCATATGATAGATCAACTCCTCTGATTATAGCTGCAATGACTGAACATGCAAACCCGGCAGTACTTCAGCAACTTATCAATGTTGGCGCTGATATTAATCACAAATGTGGTTCCGGATTATCTGCATTGCATCTGGTTGTAGAATGTAATGATATATTGTTTGTTCGATTGTTGCTTCAAAATGGTGCAGATCCGAATTTAAAAAATAAAAACGGGTCAACTCCACTGTTCATAGCTGCTGCAAGTCATAATTCAGATATGATCGAACTACTTATTCAATACGGAGCTCGCATAAATGAGCAAAATTCGTTTGGATGCACTCCCTTAAGTCGTGTAGTAATTTTTCAAAAGGGTCCAAAAATTTTGAACACCGTGAAACAATTGTTGTTGGCAGGAGCAGACCCCAATATACAAGATAGTCAAGGAAATCGGGCGATTGATAATACTTATTGTCCGATTGTGAAGAAAGTATTGGAACGTTGGTCAGCGACAAAGTTGATGATTGTGTTTAACGAACTGCAACTCGATTGGTATGTTGACTACGATTTCTGGGCATATTTTGGAGATTTTTCTCGCGAAGTTGTATAGAGATGGAAAGCAAAAAAAAGAAGAGGAGGTGGTCGACAAAGTACAAGAAAAGTATTAATTGCAAGAGACCCCGTGGATTTTCACAGAAACAATACTGCAAATATGGACGAAACAAGACTCGGCGATTGAGTCACTAAAATTGGCCGAGTATTTTATTTTTTATATATTTATTCACATATATGTATATACAAAAGCTTTAGTAAATGAACCAACAAGAAATATTTGTATACTTGATTATATTTTTAATTGTGGGGGTTTGCATATACATGTATTTTGAAACAAGCGATTTTCAGCTCAAGTGCGTTGTATCGACGGTGGACGGAAACAAATATTGTGTTCGAGAAACCAGCAAGGTAAAAGAATCGGCGGATTTATTAGCAAAGGTTACCGACAAGTGCCGAAAATTGGTCAAATACCTTGGAGACAAATTTCCCGACCAGGACAATGTAAAGCGTCTTGTGGACGGTTTCAATCCCCAAAAAGTGATGGAGACACTGCCTACAAGCGAGTTTACTGCCTATAGTGAGAACAAGGGCGAAAAATTGGCATTTTGCTTGAATACCGAGAAGGGCGGAAACACGATGATTGACGAGCACACGCTAACATTTGTCGCAATTCATGAACTAAGTCACATTGCAACCAAGTCGATTGGACACAAGAGCGAGTTTTGGGAGAACTTTAAATTCTTGTTGGAGCAGGCGAAAGCGGCGGGAATCCATACTCCCCGAGACTATAAGAAGGAGCCTCAAAAGTATTGTGGTATGACGATTCGAGATAATCCCGCGTTTGACTTATAAAGAAAACCTACGGATAAGGCGATAAGGTGCGGAGCTCCCTTCGGGTGCGACGCGCCGGTGCCGACGGCTTATCCCTTTTAATCCCTCCCTTTTCCTTTTAATCACTCCCTTTTTTTTTATTTTTGTAGACAGAAAAGGTATAAAAGAACAAGTAGTGTAAATTATATGAGTTTTTTCGTTTATTTATTGTATTCTCCATCCGCAAGTGGGCAAAAAACATATGTAGGTGCAACTGTTAATTTGGAGCATAGACTCCGACAGCACAATGGGGAGATTAAAGGCGGCGCCCACGCGACAAGCGGCCAACAATGGGAACGCGTGTGTCATGTAGAGGGATTTCCCGATTGGCCAGCGGCGCTGCAGTTCGAGTGGCGATTCAAACAATTGACACGCAAACTCCCAGCACGTATGGACCCACTTGAACGTCGAATCCAAGCCCTGCAGCAGCTTTTGAGCCTTGAACGCTCGACAACAAAGGCAATTCCATTTGCAGAGTGGCCTTCGCCGCCTGTGGTGGTTATCGAGTCGGAAAGACTATCGCATGTCACGTTTCCAACAAGAGTTCCGTCCACCCATATTGTAGACGAAGCGTAAAAATCATTGATTCTTATCCTTGTATATATTAAATAGAAGGATATGAACCCATACAAAGTGTGGTTACTCAATAGCGACAACAAACCAGAAAAGGTTATTATTTTTAATGGAGACAACATACATGACTTTAGTGTATTTACGGATGAAGAGTTCGAGTGGGTTGACAGCGACAATACAATTGTATCGCGCGCGACCATCCACAACGACGATTCTGTAAGCCAAGTAAAATACAAAATCATGAAAGAGATACAATGTGAATTCGGCGACCTCTATATGTTTTGCTACAAAAAACACACATTTAATATTTTGGAAGCCATGCCGAAGGGCGACCCCATGTTGCTTGGGCAGTTTATCAAGAATATTGATCTCGATGGTATCAACGTCAAAACTTGTATCAACTCGTTGCCTCTTTTTGACGCCGAGTGCACACTGTCGATCAAAACCAGTTTAGGAATGCAACCACAGAATAACCGCTTTTTATTTTCAGCCAACCCGTTCCACATGGACTTCGATTTAGATACAAATCTTGTTTATAACGACAAAATCTTGTTGGGTAACGATATCGAGGATAACAATATCTACATTTGTGTAGCAAAAGATGTGTTGGAGTTTGCGAAG